AAGGATATTTACCATCTACCCCGTCCTCTGTAATGCCCTCGAGCGACACCAAAGAACAACCTCATCTTCTAATCTTACCCTCTTCATGAATATCATATTTGGTTGGGCTGAACACAACATTACATGAAGATTCACCAGACGTATATTTAAAGAGCATGCCTGATTGACACTCTTAAGTATGGACTCCTTTTTATAGTAAACAGCCCACCTGCCTACTTGAATGGTTCTTGCCCAAGTTAAGAGCAAAATACACAAATATATGATAAATACACTGAGATGTATGATCTATGTTATTATAAAGCAACAAATCATGCACTTATACATAGTAAACAGCACTAGTTGTGCTAATATGAAAGAGTTGGCAGTTTTCTCAGGGTCTGCCAACCTGGGTTATTTATCCGAAGGACATACCGCCAGCTCCACGTAGCGAGAACCGCAGTCTATTAGACTTCTGTGACTTGGTTCTACGATCTAACGAGTCATCAGTAAGAGCAGCTTCTATGTTTAAGTCGAGTGATTTCTCCTTAACCATGCGCTTCTTGCCTGATAGGCTAGCTTTCTTAACCTTCTTCATCCACTGTTCAGCTTCATCAGCCTCGTCAGCCTCATACTTGTTGCGCTTATAATCTGACAACATTTGATCGGCTTGATCTGCTGTAATATGACCAGCTTTGAGTAGATGCTTGATCTGTTTAGGTCCCATATGATTCCTTTCATCATTTACAAAAGTATATAACTTATATATATAGAATACAAAATAACGTAAATCCTATTTACGAAAATCCCTTTTAAAGGGATACTATGATAAATAAGAGCGCATATCAAAATCCTACAATTTTTTTTCTAAAAGGACTTGGGCAATTAATAGTTTGATACAATTTTGTTTTAGACTTACCTTATAGGGTGGTAGGGAGTGGAAATATAACTGAGAGGTTTAAAAAAATGAATCCAGATTATAAAAATGAAACAAGAAAAAGTAATACCGAGACTGATACTTGCATGGTTAATTGCGACATTCCTTATAATGCCGATACAACATGTGTCACCGGTAGCTTTTTATACGATATGTGCGATACTTCTATGGATAGCGATATACAAATTGTCTATGTCTAATGAATAGAAGTGATAATGGTCACGAAACCGCTAGATCAATGAAGACTGCAATCATTGATGATAATGCTGTTATATCGTTAAATATTAAGTGGCTTGCTCAGGTGTGTATATTAATTGCGGCAACGGTCTATGGATATTTACAGGTTGAGTGGCGAATCCAAGAACTTGAGCGTAGCATGTCAGAAGCAAGTGATGAAATACAGGAATTGGTAGCAAAACATATTGAAGCTGAAGATGAAAGAATGGTAATCATGGAAGAACAATTGAAATGGTATCAGAAGGAATTTAACATGAATCCTCTGAGCTGGCGTAAGAAGAAGAAGTGAGATTATTATTACTTCTATTAATACTAACTGGATGTGGTGATGATTATATGACAATCGAACATCGTATAATTGATTCAGACAGTAAGGTTCCTTTGTATTTTTATGCTGAACCAGAACAATCAAGCAATGCAAATACTTGGAGACCGGTGTTTACTTACTTTATTTATTCAGTAGATGAGGGTGAATATGATGCATATTTCCATGCTTACTGTATGTTGGATGACAGTATAATATGGTCTGGAGTCCAACCGATAAGAATAGAAGGCGGTAAGAAAATATGGGGTGAATATGTTGCTGAAGCTAATTTTAACCCAGAATGGATAGCAAGTGTAACCCCAATGGCTTATGTAAGTGTTGAGTATGAATAAAATATGGTTTATGTTCCACCATGGCTGATGAAATAAAAGAATTATCTGGATTGCCAAGAGAACAACAGGAATTTGTACTTGAAAATTTATCACATGATTATAGTCCGATTGAGATAGATGGTCATATGTATATGATTCCGCAAGAGGTAAATGATTTAATTGATAGTTTAGTAAGTCAAGTCAACGAATTAAGATTTGGAAAAGAAGTCCATTAAAAATAAGACCCATTATGTTTATGATGGGTTGAAAGAGTTTCTAGAGTACAACCCCGGTACAAATGTAGTATTTGACTGGCGTAAAGCCAATGAAGGTGACTGGGTATGGAGCGATGATGATAGAATTGTCCAACTCTTAAAGGTCAGTAAAGATGTTAAACACCCCGGTGATAGAAAGAATTATAAGTATGCCAACGGTTGGGTAAGGACTGTTGTCGGAAGTTTTCTCAATAGGCCAAATGTTAAGATGGATACAGACTTCAGTTCGCACCCAAATAGATATACATTTAGTAAGAAGATAAAAAATACCAATAAAAGGGTAGTCGAAAGAAAGAAAGTAACCAAGAAAGAAAGAGAATTTGCCACCAATATAGTTGTTGGTATGGGAGCAGTAGAAGCATATAAGAACGCATATACAGAATTATCTGATAATAAGGCTAGGAAAAAAGCAACAATACTACTAAAACAGGAGAGAGTAATGAAAGAAATAGAGAAATCAGTTCTAGATGTAGCCAAGGGCCTTGGTATAGACCATGAATACATACTAGGAAAATTAAAAGGATTGGCTGATTATAGTGAGGATGATAACATTATATTACAGTCAACTAAAGAATTAGGTAAGATAGTCGGAACCTCTGGTGCTACCATAAAACAAAGAGAGGTTGGTTTACTTGGTGTCTTCCAAGGCTTTTCGCCAGACGAATTAGAGGGAGCTACGAGAGATCAGAAACAAATATCAGATGGGGAGTCAAAATAATGGTTTGTCCATATTGTACCAGTATGTATGTTAAAAAGGACGGTAAAAAGTTTAATAAGAGTAAAACAAATCAGAAGTTCAAATGTAACTCTTGTTCTAAAAACTTCTCAGTTTCACTTGAATCATCAATACCTGATGAATTTCCGTCAATAAAGCCCGGTGAAGTATTTACCATAAAGTCAAAAGAGAAGCTTCGTATTCACTGTTTAACTGATATTCATGTTGGTGCTGTTGAATTTGACTTGAAGAAGTTTAAGGAAGCTGTTAGAATAATAAAAAGAGATAGAAACGCAAGATGGTTTGGTAATGGAGATTTACTTGAACTTATACCACCGGGATACAAGGCAATCAATCAAAGAGGTCAGAACATTCCACCAGATGAACAATATCTTGCATTTTTAAAACTTGTTGAACCAATAAAGGATAAGTGCCTATTTATACGAGGTGGCAACCACGATTTCCTTAGAAGTTATACCATACTGGACTTTGATGTATGTAAAACTCTAGCTGCTGAGATGAATGTTCCATATTTTCAGTATCCCGGTTATACATCTGTGGACATTGCAGGTTCTGTATGGAATATTGTATCTGGGCATGGTAAGAGCGGAGCAAAGAATGGTGACCTTGAGTTGGATAAGTTATCATCAGTATATTCAGATGGTGATGTGTTCATATTGGGACATAATCATCAGTTATATGCTAAACCAGTTGACTCAATAAAGATAGTAGATGGTGAAGAATCTCTTAGGAGAAGGTGGTATGTCAGGGGTGGTTCATTCCTGCGATATGCTAATTATGCTCGTTATTCTATGTATCCTATTATAAGAACTGGTTGGGTAACAACTGAATTAACCAAAGATGGAATTAAATGTTGGGAGAATTAAATGAACGAAAGTGACTGGAGAGACCCTACAATACCAAGTAAAATAGAATTGCCACTGGATATTGCAATATCTGATTTAAAGAAATATAAGAAGTCGTTACCATATAATTTGTATTCACTATCATCTAAACAAGTAACTTACTTAAAAAGAATGATGGCTATTATAGAAGGTATGCAAGTACCTGATAGGATGATAAATGAGTAACGGTAAGGTTAGTGATAAAGTTTTTGATATGATGACAGCAGCCGCTGACAAGACCGATGTTAGCTTAGAAAAGCCCGCCAAACTAGAAAAAAGTACAAAGTCAATCCATACTGCATTAATGGCAGCTGGTATGACACCTGCATATGGAAATATTGCTGATATAACAGATGCTACATTATACGCTTTAGAAGGTGAGTTTGGTGAAGCAGCTTGG